AGCGGATTGATGCCGAAGCTGAACGCGCTGGCGCCAGCGGCATCGATCGGGTCGCACGTCACCGTCCACTTGCTGAGGAAGGTGGCGTTGCCCGGGCGCTGGATGCTCGGCAAGCGCTGATGGCGGGCCGCTTCACGGACGCGCGCGTTGTATTCCTCGGCAGAAATCATTCTGGTGGGCGTTCAACCCACATCCACACATCCCACGGATACCACGGGCAATCTTTGTAGGGATGAAGAGGGTGTCCTTTAGGAATTAGTCGCCACATAGATTCAAAACGTGGCCCACCAGAGCGGAGTAAACTTGCCGCTTTGCTGCTGAAGGACGGCGAGGAAGCCCTGGCTGGAAAACATTTCACGATCCTCGGCTTCATCGTAGCTGGGTTGATTGCTTCGGATGCGGAGGAAGAGGGCGAGTTTATAGGCCGTGTAAGCTTCCACCTTTGTCGCGGGAGGGAAGGCGACGGGCTGCACTTTGATGGGAACGAAATCGCCTTGCGAAACGGTGACTTTGAAATAGATGCCGCATTCGCCAAGCGGGCTGTATTGGGTGCGTGGAACCGACAAGGCAGGGAAGAGTCCAGTCTTGGGATCTGGCGTGAAGATGGTGGGAGGACTGTCACCGTCGCCGAGCGTGGGGACGAGGCCGGCGATGAGGGCAGTGGGGCCGCTCCATCGCACCGAGGCGGTGCCTTGGGCATCGAAGCTCACATCGGGCTGGAAGACAGGCGCGCTGCCGATCCCATCCTGGCCGAAGTAAGAGAGGGTCGTGCCCCAGGGATATTGCCGGCGCCGGACCCCCGCGCCGCGGAGGGCCTTGTTGCGGGCAATGTTGCGATCCAACTGCGCGAGATGGTTCGCGGTCACGGGCTCGCCGTGCTTCAGGGTCAGGCGATCGATGCTGCCTTCATCCATTAGGCGAGTTGAGAGTTGAGAGTTGAGAGCCCGGGAGGCGCATCACGACCCGAATTGATACATCTCCGGTACGAAGCCATCCGGGCCGCTCAGTTCGTAACTGACCTGGATTTGCCAGGCGTTGCCGCGTTCGCGGGCGCGGACGCGGTTGCAGAGCCAGACGCGATTGCCGCCCAACTCCGGCGGAGACCCGGGCGGGGCATAAGTCAACGTGCCGAGGTTATCGATCAGCGAACCGGGAAGACCCTCGGAAACCCAGTTATGATTCCAGATCTCGCCGGGGCGGGGCCATGAATCGACGCCATGCATCTTATTGCGCCCGGTATTTCCCTGGCTGTCAGTGAGCGTCTTGGGCCACTTAGCGCGGCCATTGTCCTCCTTGCCTTTATAGTTGTCGAGTAAGACTTGATAGTTCCAGTGCGTCTCAATAGGGTCATCGGTGGTGCTGCCTTCCAACTCGAAAGACTCGCCGCCGTCGCCTGGGTCCAAGTGGCCTTCGTAACCAATGGTGACGTAATAACCGTGTTCTTCGCCGCCTTTGCCGCGGACGATCTTGCGCGGGTTCCATTCGACGAGCGGGCCAAGGTCGGGAATGCCGGGGGCCAGGGCCGTGACTGCGGTGAGTCGGTCGGGAGCCCAACAGCGCTGCACGGCGGAGATGAAGCCAAGGCGAGGATCTTTGGTGATCAACAGACTTTCCTCGCTGGCCTCGGGAATGAGCGTGCCGGCCATAAGACTTAGACGGCGGGCCAGGCGTCCACGCCGGGAATGGTCGCGGAACCGCTACTGCCGCCGGCCCGGGGGCGGGTGTTTTCGGCGATGGTCTGGAGAAGCTGGGTGTGCCGCTGGGCTTCGTTCAAGGCGGGGTCGCCGCCCATGTCGAAGCCGCCGCCGAGGCCGATCCGCTGCAATGCGCCCACCGGTGCCTCCTTCCAGTTCCATTCCTGCTGTTCGTCCTTGGGCTTCGCCGCTTTCGAGTCGTCGATCTTCGGTGCGTCATCCTTTCCCCATATTTTTCCGGCGGCGAGGCCGAGTAAACCGCCAGCGAAAGCGCCAAAGATTGTGCCGACACCGGGGAGGATACTCCCTGCCAGCGCCCCGGCTACCGCGCCAGATTCCGCTGCGCCCAAAGCGTCCTTGCTCACATGCAGCGGCCCCGCCCGATGGATCTCTCCAGGTGTGCCGTCTGCTTTTGGTTTATCCTGTCTTGCGGCGGCGAACTCTTTTTCTACATCCTCGAAATTTTCTGCGAGAGAGGCTAAATGCGTGGCCATATCGACGATGACTTCAAGCAAAGACCCGGCCCCTCTTCCCATGGCCGCCCAGTCAATCTTTTCCATCGCTTGGGCGATATCTGTGATTCCGGGGGCTACTTCCTCGAGGACGCCTCCAAAAAACGTGGGTATCTGAAGTTCCACACCTTTTATGGCATGCCCCAACGCCTCAAAAGAAACCGTGTTCCTGTCGAGCAGCGAAGCCAGTGGTTCAGCCTGTTTTTTCGCGGTTTCCAAAGCCTCGGGATCCGCAATGAGGCGAAGCGCCTCGGCCCCCTGCCTTTTTCCGAACAGATTTGCGGCGATGGCAGCCTTATCGGCTTGATTTTTAACGCCCGCAAAGGCTTTGGAAAGTGTTTCGACCTGCTCTAATGCGCCCTTTCCGACAAGTTCTTTCTGGCTCAATCCAAGGGCTTTGAAAGCCTCTGCCGTGTTCCGACCCTCCTCGTTTACACCACTCAGCGCCTGGTCTAGTTTGAAGATGAATCCTTCCGCGGCATCGGAACCGGCGCCGACGAGGTCGAGTGCATGGGTTAGTATGGTTAGGTCGTGAACGCTTTCACCCGTCGAATGGTGAAGTTGGTCCATGCGCTCCGACATCGACATCACGCTTTCAAAGCCTTCCGCCAATTTCATCACGGCCTCAAAGGCGATGCCGAAGCCGGCGAAGGCGGCGCCGAACGCTTTGACCTTTTCCTCCATGTGCTCGATGCCCTCGCTGAGCTTGTGCAGCGAGGCGAGCGCGGGCGTTCCGTCTATGTCGAGTTCGGCAAGTTTACTCACTGCCACGGCCCGATTGTCAAACGGGACGGGCAGTCAAAGTCCTTAGTTCTTAGTGCTTAGTGCTTAGAACTTCAGGCGTTCCTTGGCTTTGGCTTCCTGCTTTTCGTAAATGATGTGGATCTGGGCGTTGAGGGCTTTGATTTCCTTTTCCAGGGCGAAATCCCACTTCCGTCCGTAGTCCTTCACGTTGTCGGTGTAAGGCACGTTTTGGGTGATGCGGATACGGATGCGGTAATCGTGGACTTCCACCTCGATCTTGCCGAAGCGCTCACCGTGGCGGCGAATCCAGGCCGGGAGACGGACGCCGAGTTTTTCCGCAGCAGCATTGAGGCCGGCGGCGAGCCAGCCGACGCGGCCTTGCAGCATTTTGACCACTCCATTAAAGGTCGCCTGAGCCATGAAAAGCTTTTCCTTGCGGTTGCGCGGGTTGACCCGGCCGGAGGAATTCACGCGGGCGCTTTCGTGGGCGGCGAGCAAGTCCTCCGCCGTGGCGAGGACTTCGGCAGCGGAGCGGCGGGAACCGGCGAAGGTGACCGGCACGGCGAGGCGGAGGAGATCGTCGAGCACGGCTTGTTCCCCGCGGGCCTTGGCCTCGCCATCGGCGGACCCGCTGGCCGGCGGGGTGATATCGGCCACGTTGCGAATGAAGCGGCCGGCGCTTTGTTGGGCGAGCTGATGAATGCCCTCGGGGTTTTCCTTCTTCATCGTGAAGGCCAGATCCTCGACGGCCTCGCGCCAGCGCTTTTGGAACTCGGGGTTAAGTTTGCAGGTTGCCTTGATAGCGCTCATAATGTTCCAGGGCGGCGGCGTTTTGCAGGGAGACGGGGGCGGAAGGCTGCACCGTCCACGCGCCTTGATGGGCGGCCCGCCAGTGGAGTTGCTGCACGAGAACGGTGAAGCGGACGTGCCAGAGGAGGTAATCCAAATCGCGGAGAGACATGGACCCGGACTGGAGGAACGGCCCCACGTAGGACGTGAGCCAGGCCGGGTCGACTATTTTCCCTGCGGGGATGGGCCTTGGGAAGAGCCGGGCTTGGGCTCGATGGTGTAGGCGGCCAGGGTGAGGGCGTGTTGGGCGCGGTCCACTTCGGCCTTGGCGCGGACGAGCAAGGCGGGGGAAATCTGGAATTCGTAATCGTCCATGATGCAGGCGAACTGCGCTGGATCATTTTGAAACAACTGGGCGATACCGCGGACTTCTTCCAGCGGGTTGGTCTCGTCGAGAAGCCAGGCGACCACGAGATTCTGGCGGGCGACATCCTCGCGACCAAGGGCCTTTTCCTCGCCCGGCTTGGGCGGAACGAAATAACCCAACTGGCGGCAAAGGCGAAGGATGCCGACGCTGAACGGGCGCAAGCCGGGAGTCTGGCGGAGATACTCGTCATCCAGGATGGCATCGCGATCGGGGGCACTCATGAATACAAAGTCCTTAGTCCTTAGTGCTTGGTGCACCGTCCCGGGCGGGTTCCTCGAAGACTGCATCCATGGGGATCTCGCCCCGAAGCTTGCCGAGCAAATGGGCCTTGCGCGCCGGGCTGGCATTGGCGGGGATGTGCGCTTCCTTGGAGCCGTTGCGGACCACGAGGTGCGGGATGGCGGCGCGGATCTCGCCGGCCTGCATGGCAAGAGTGCGCAGGCCGTTGAAGAGGATGGTGATTTCGTCCATCGGATTGGCCGCGCGCCAGGCGGGATCGTTCCACCACTTTTTCAACTGGCCGGCCTCATACAGACCATCGGCGGATTTTTCGGAAAGCGTCCACCGCCAGAAAACACCGGTCTCGTCCGTGAAGACGTTGAAGGCGATGCGCGGGGCGGGATGCGGGATAAAGCCGAGGGAACGCATGGCGGCCGCGAGAAGGCTTTCCGGAGCGCACACAGATTGCGGAGCGCGAGCGGTGATGTGAACCCACTTTCCGCCGCAAGTAGCCGGGGCGAGTTCAGGGGTCATTTTCGGAACTTGATGAGTAAAAGCGCGGCGGCGATTCCGCGACCTATGCGCGTCACCTCCCACCGGGTTTCAGCCGTGATCGGTTTCGCTTTCTTACGCCGCATGCGGGTAGTTATTTCCGCTGTAAGTCCACTGGCTGGGTCCAAGCTTTTGGGCCAGCTTGAAGCTGAGGATATTGGTTATCCCGCCTGAGAAGAGGGTAATCTTGGCATCCGCGGCAGAACCGGTGGCGAGGGTAAGATCGCCGCAACCGACCACGGAAAAAGCATACATGAGCTTGTAAGTGCCCGACTTCACGATTTGCACCACATCGGACACCATACCTTCCACGGTCCATTCGCTCTGCTTTTCCTCGCAGTCGACGGATTGCACGATGGAGCCTTCCGCGTCGGAATGCACCGTGATGCCAGGGGCGAAGGTGGTGGTCATTTCAGGAAAGGATGAAGGATGAAGGATGAAGGATGAAGGTTACTTCTCGGCAGCGGCGGGCGCAGGAACAGCGGAGGGAACGGGGTTGACTTGCGTGGTAGCGGTGCCGGAAGTAGCAACGGCAGCGGCGGCGGGGGCGGCCGGTGTTGCAGCGGGCACGTTCGCGGAGTCAATGGCTTCTTGCAGCGCGGCCAGGAGACTGGCGATCACTCCCAGGCGGGCTTGCTTCTGGGAAAGCAGGATGTTGATGCTGCCCTGCTCGGCTTGGTATTGCTTCTGGAGTTCCGGGACGGTGAGATTGGCCATATGCGGAGTTGCTTAGTTGTTAGTAACTGTCAAAGCTCAATGCCCACGCCCTCGACAATGACGGGAGTGACAAACCGGAGACCTTCCACGCCGGGGGTGTCCGAAGTGATGATCCAGCCGCGCAGATCCCATCGACCCAGCGCGTTCAATGCGGCCAGAAGCGCCGCCTTGCCAGATCCAAGGAGCTTGTCTTCCACGGCCGCGACGGTCGCCGCGTGAACGTCATCCGGATTGCCGCCCGTGGCCACGGTGCTGCTAGAATGGACGCCCAAGGTCAAGGTGAACGCACCCGCCTTTCCGCTGGCCGTCATCGGCTTGTCGTTCACGTTGAACACCAGGGCCGGAACTTCAAAGTCCGAGGCTGTCTGGCCGATGACGAAATTCTTCCCGGCGAAGGTTTCATCCGCCTCGAAGAGCGCGAGGAAATCCTTGGAGAGTTGCGCGGTGTTCATGGGAAAGGGCCAGCCGAGACGGGTCTAATCGCCCGTTTCGTGGTCTGCGCGCTACGTTGGCACACAGGGACCACTGACAGCGCCCTTGGCCTTCGGGCGCGCACGGCTGATAAAGTGGGAAAAGTCATTTATTGGGGTTCTGGCCGAACATCGTGACGGTGGTGGCGTCGGTCGGCTCTATGAGGCGCATGAGACGCACGGGGCCGCGCCAGTCGGTTTCGGGGGTGCCATCTTCCTGAATGCGGCGCCAGAGGAAGCTGATGCCGAACTTGGGAATCGACGGAAGCAAGGCAATGCGGACGCGAAGGCCCACGTCGTAATCTTCCGTGTGGCCGCCGAGGGCCAGCGCCAGGCCGGTGTGTTGCAGGCTACCACCGCTGCAAGCGATGGGTGTGGCTCCGCCGTCGAGGCTGAGTTGTGCCGGCCAGAGGTTCTCTGCGGAAAGCTCCTGCCCGTTTTGAGCGGCCGCGCGCAGGTCTTGAAGCTGGCCCATAGTCGTCGACTATTCCCGGCTCCCGCGTTGCCTAATTACTCCCCTTGATGAGGCCGAGACTGACGAGGGCGCTCCGCAGCGCATTGGCCAGCGCGGCGGTATTCCCGGCATCGACGGTGATGAGATAGGTATTGCCGGAAAGGTTGGAAGAGGAGGTTTGCTGGATCTGGCCGGCGACCGAGAGCGTGGCCTCGAAGCTGGAGGAAGCGAGAGCCGGGGAAGAGAGGTTGACCACGCTAATGACCTTCGCACCCAGCGGAGCACCGGTAATCGTGACTGCGCCCGCGCCGTTGTGGCCGGCGGCAACGAACTGTTGCAGACTCGGACCGGAAACCGCGGCCTGAGCCGCGCCGGAAGGCTGGGTGGTCACCGGCGCGCCAAAGAAGGAAACCCCCTGATTCGGCTTGGTGCCGAATTGAGTGCCCTGGGTGGTGGCATTCTCAACCAGCGGCTCTGCGCGGAGCGGAGAGCACGAAGCCAGGATGGCAGCGACAGCGACGAAAGAAAAAAAGGATTTCATGTTACTTGGATTTCTTGGCGGGCTTTTCACCAGCGGGTTTCACATCAGGCGCGGGAGTTTCATCCGCCTCGGCCAGGACCTCGCCCGGCCCGACACCAGCGGGGGTGTTATCCTCCGCTGGTGAGGCTTTTTGCGAGGCCGATGCGGGCTGACTTTCTGGCGATGGGGTAGAATTTTGTAGAGCGGCAACGATACACTGCCTGATCTCGGGCTTGGAACCGGGAGTGCGATTGCGGAAACCGAGGAACTCGAAAGAGCCGGTATCAAAATGCGTGAACTCCGCTGGCGCGCGATCAATCGCTGCCTGCATCAACACGCGGTCGCCTTTTCCGCAGTAGATCACCACCGGTTTGGTGCGATCGCTGCGGAGGCGATGCGCGAGGACGAGGAAGATGCTCATGGCCTAAGTGAATCGAGGCTTAGGTGTGGGCGACTTCGACGATGCGCTGGCCGGCGTAATCGAGACCGGAGCCCGCGGGGAGAGTGGCGGCGGGGCCAGGGTTGTTCTGGTTGATGGCCGCGCCGCGACCACAGATGATGCCGTAACCCACCACCAAGGTGCAGTAGAGATCGCCAGTCGGATTGGTGCTGCCCCAGTCTCCCCAGAGGAAGCCGGTCATCGAGAGGCCGCTCTCAGGATCGGTGTCATTGATCGGGCGCGCCGGGACCGGGATGCCGAGCGACATAGCAAGGTCGTAGGTGTCCACGATGGGGCGGACCGCGATGTGGATATTACGTTGCTCGAAAGCGACGGCGTTGAGCGCTTCGAACCGGGAGATGGTCTGCACGCCAGCGCCAGCGTCGGTGATATCAATCACCGCGCCGCCAGGTGCGAGCGAAAGCTGGAAGGTGTCGGCAGCGGCGTTCAGGTTGATGACGTGATAGTCCGTCGCGACGGCCAAGCCCGCCGGAAGGGCGTTGGTCGTCGTGAGTTGCACGCGATCCCCGTTTTGCAAAGGCAGATAGAGTGCCGCGCTCAGCGTGCCAGCCGCCGCCGTGCAGACATCAGTTCCGGCGTTGGCGGTGAACGTGGAAACGGCCACGTTGCCGTTGGGCATGTTCGGGAACTCGCGGATTTCCTTGAAACCTTCAAGGCTCACGAGGCGAACATAAGGATTGTCGTCAACCCGCTGATTGTAGAACTGGCTGGAACGAATCGTGGGATCGTCGGCGATATTGGAAATGAAATCGCCATTGCCGAGCATATAGCGCTCGGCCACCCGGCTGAGCTTATTGAAAGCCTTTTTCGACGTGACGAGCGTCTCGCGGTTGGCGCCGGCCACCGGAGCCACGATCACTTGAGAGAGGTTCTGAGAATTGACGGCGAGCAATGCATCGCCAATGATATCCCGGCCTAACGTGGCCGCGGCCTCGATCACGCTTTGCTTGAACACGGGATCGAGCATCAAGGTCGCCGCGTCAGCCGTGGGGAGTTTGAGCGTGACTTTACGCGCCATATTGATCCGCACGGTGACATCCGTGGCGAGATTCTTCACGCTCTGCGGATTCGAGCCGAGCCCGTTGCCAGGCACGAACCGATCGGAAGTTGGCACCGCCGCCAACTTGGAGGTAACTTCCTGGCCGAATTTGACGGGAGGGGCGAAGATACCGCCCTGTTTTCCAAAATCCGTGGAGAAGAAACTCAGCGGCACAATCGCGGAGCGGAATGCCTCGGCTACGTATCCAGTCAGGATCGGAACGATGTAAGTCGGCACAAAGCAACGGCCAGAGCGCAGATGGAAATGCCCAGGCTGAATGATGAGCGCGAAGGCGAAGTCGAGGGCGAGATAAGCAACCAAGCCCGCGAGGAGCCCGGTGCGGACGGTAACGATACCCGAGAGAAGTGCGATGAAGCACACAGCGAGCAGGGCGGCGAGGAACTTGGTGGGTTTCATTTTATGGGAAAGAGAGCTGGGCGGTTTGAAAATTGCGCAGTGTCAAATCGGGGGAGTTACTTGACGATGTTGCCGGTCTTGGCGGCCTCGCGGTATTTGTTGACCACCGCATGCCGGGCCTCTGGCGTGGTCGCGGCCGCGAGTTCCGTCTCGAGATTGGCCATGTTGACCGGGCTGCCAGGCAGGGGATCGGTGACTACCGCCTTGGCGGGATCGATGCCGTTGACCGTGCAGAATTTTTCCAGAAGGCCGACGCGCTTGTTGCTGACATCGCGCTCGCCGGTGAGGGTGGTAACCTTGTTGTTCGCCGCGTCGAGATCGGTTTTCTTGACCAAACCGGCAACGGCATTTTTCACGTCGGCCTCCGGGGAATCAACCGTGAGTGTCACTCCGCTCGCGGCGGCGAGGAGCGTGATCGTCGCGGTGTGATGATTGCGCGCCGTGTCGCGCTCGCCGGTGATATCGGTGACTTTCTTGTTCGCCGCGTCGAGGTCCGCTTTCTTGACCAATCCATTGAGCGCGTTCTGAATGTCCGCCTCGGCGGAATCTTCGGTGATCGTCGCGCCGGACAGGTTGGCGAGGAGAGTGGCGAGGGGCTTGTTGAGGATTTTCATATCGTCGGGTTTTGGAATGGTTCCGGGAGCGTTACGGAATTTGCTGGTGTCAAAGTGTGCGGCCATTTGCAGGGCGGCCGTGACCTCGTCCACGAAGCCGAGGGACTTCGCCTGCTCCGCCGTCATCCATGTCTCGGCGTCCATCATCTGTTCGATTTGCGCCAGCGGAAGCTTGGTGCGCGCGGCGTAGGTTTTCGCGATGATGTCATCGATGTTGCCGAGCAACTGGGCGGCGCGCGCCATGTCGTCCGCATTGCCGGCGGCGCCGCCGCCCGCGCGATGAATCATCAGCATGCCATTCTCGGCCATCCGGACGGTCTTGCATGCCATGACGATCCATGACGCGGCGGAACAAGCCCACCCCTCAATGTCCGCCTCCGTTGGGCCGGGATATTTGGAAAGCGCGTTGTAGATCGCAATGGCAGCCTGCACACCGCCGCCGTCCGAATTCACGCGCAGGCGCAAGGGGCGATCCCCGGCTGCCGTGATGGCGTTGACGAGCGACGCGGCATCGAGCCCGGCCTCTTCGTCCCCGATGGTTCCGTAGATGAGAATCTCCAGCGGCTGGGTCGCGCCGCGATTGAGGAGAGAGAACCAAGGGAGTTTCATCACTGCCGGGCGGTTGTCAAAGCGAGCGCATGAATATAGCGCCGCGGCGCTATATTACTTTTTCGGTCGTGGGGGAGGATCGGGCGGATACGGATTGGGAGGAATTTCGCTCGTCTGCTCTTCTGTAGGCGGGGGCGTGGCGGCGTTGATGCTCCGTGGCCAGAGGTCGTAGTAAGTGAACTGGATGCCCGCTTTTTGAAGCTCGGGATCGGCGTTGAGCTTATTGAGCATCATGATTCTTTCCTTGATGCGCGCCATGTTGGATTCGTCGACGTCGCCAGCGTCGGCCCCGGCCAGAGCATGATAGTCATCAATGCTCATCTTATTGGTGGCCACGCGGTCATCGTAGAGCCGTCCTTCGCGCCCAATGTCCACCGACTTATCCGCGTCGCTGTGAATCTTATGCTTCCACCAGTCATCGGGAATATTGATGTCATCGAAGATCCCGGCGAGAATCATCTGCCATGCGGCATAAACATTCCAACGGTTGCAGAACTGTGGGAAGAGCTGGTTAGCGCGCCGGAAGCGCTTCAGAGCCTCCACACGCTGGAGGACGAGCCGGGCCACGGTCCCCTGCCCCATGCCGGCGAGGAAGAACATGTATTCCGGAGGATAGAGCGTGGCCCACGCCAGCTCGCGCAGGATGGAATCCTGAAACTCCATGACAGCCGTGCCGGGGCGGTTCGATTCGATGGTGGCGATCTTTGCGCCATTGGGCAGGCGCGGAACCTCGATCTCTTCGCCCGCGTCGGGACCAAAGAAGCGGCGCAAAGTGAATTCCGTGCCGTCCGCATTTTGCACCACCTGCTCATCGCCTTCGCCCTCGGCGGCAATCGGCCCCATGTCCTCATCCTTCATCTCAAGCGCGAAGCCGAGGCGCTCGCGGGCGAGCGTGCCATTGGCGAGCGCCTTGCCGATATCTTCGCGCCGAAACATCTTCTTCACCACGGGAGCGAGCGACGACACGCCGCGATTCTGCCCAGGCAGAAACATGTCGTGGAAATGGAGCATGTCATCGGCAGCGACCACCTGCGAATCGACCTGCGGAGCGAAATCCCCACTGAGGCCGGACGGGGCGAGCACACTGACCGAAAGACGGCGCCCGAGGGCGTTGCGGAGAATTCCCTCCCGCCAACGGGGATCGCCCTTTTGCTGGCTGCCATTTTCCACCCGCCAGCCGGGAATCAACGCGCACTGAGGAAAGATATTGCCGGGGGCCGGCCGGAGGAACTGACCGAAGCCGTCGCCATACAGCCGGATCATGCGGCGAATGGTCACTTGCGAGCCGTAGTAATCGGTCTCGCCATCGGCGGAAAAAATGCGCGGATCGTGAAAGGCGTAATGGAAGGCATCGGTGATCGCCTTGTTGAAATCCGGGCTGCTGGTGATCCACTTGGGCCAGGAACCCGTGCCGGCCTCTTCCACGGCAAGACCGTCGATGGCGACGGTGACGGGGGCGACATTCTTGTAAAGAAAGTCGATGCGCTCGCGGATCGCGGACGCGGTGAGACTGTTCAATTGCTCGCCGGGATTGAGCGTGGGGAGATAGAAATAACCCCGGAAGTCGGCGCGCTCGGCGGCCTCGTAAACACTCCACCAGGAACGGAAGGCGTTTTTCGGCGTGAGCATTTTCGACGGTCGCGGCTCGCGCACCACCGTGATGGACGATTGCCCGGTAATCGCCAGCGTGGAATTGGGAGGAACCTTCATGCGTTATCGAAGCGAATGACCATCGAGCCCGGGCGGGCGTTGCGGCGGCGGATGAGCGCGGAGGGATAGCCGGCGAGATGCGCGGGGAGAATGTAGGTGTTATCGAGGTCGAAGCGGCGGCAGTGCAGGGCATCGACGAGGATTTCTTGCGAGAAATTGCGCTGCCCACCGGCGGTGCCACCGCCTTCCTGTGAATTGCTGGTGAGCAACACCGAGGCGAAAGCGGTCTGACGCACACGGTTGTATTCGGCCATCCAGGTAGAGGGAGGATTGCCCCCGCCGAGATCGCCGAGAGTGGGGAACTTCAGGGCGTAATCCGCGATGGCGCGGAAGAACTGATCTGTGAAGGGCGCGGCCATGTTGGTAAAGCTGACGCTTTGGGGCTACGCGTGGAGATCGGGCGCGGGCGTGGGTGCGGCATCGAGCTGGAGATAAAGCTGGCCGCGCACTTCGCTGAAGGCGCGGGCTTGCTGGATCTCCGCGCTGTGCTCGCCATGGCGACGGGCGATTTCATCGAACCAGCCGAACTCGTGATCGTGCCGGCGCATCTTCATCTTTGGGCGGCGATGATCATCCACCTGGATAATGCCGTGCCGATCCTTCTTCACGATGAGGTGATAGAGTTCGTGATCGAGCAACGCGTCCTTTTCGGCCTCGGAGAGCATCTGATAGTTTTCGCGATCAATGACGATCTCGGCATCGCCCCGGCCGGCGACACGGTCCTTGTCGCCGATGATGCGCACCACGGCCTGAGCAGGGTAGCCATGGCATTGAAGCGGTGTCTGGCCTTCCTCAGCCCAGACAAAGAGCAAATCAATCCGCGCAGTGGAAGTTTTTAGATCCGGATGAAACTTCTCGATGAGAGCGGCGAGCCGGGTGTGAACATCCTGTGGCGCGGGATCGTAAGTCTTCATGCTCGCCGGGCGTTGTCAAAAGGTGCGCGGCGCCGGGGATGGCTTGCCGTGGCCGCGCTCACGGGTTAATGCCCCGATTCCCGTCCATCGAGAACACGGGATCGGATGGCCTCGACTCTCCCGGCTTATCGTCACGAACCCAACTTGCGGCGGCTGGATTTGAACCAGCGCTCTCAAGGTAATGAGCCTTGCGACTTAACCGGGCTCGTCCACGCCGCACCCTCGGAGCGATGTCAACTTACTCGCCTTCGTCGGCCAGGACGGCGGCGACAGCCGCGGCTTCGCGCTCGCGGTCTTCGCGGGTGGGTTTCTTTGGCATCGGGGCGGCGTCGCGGCGGGTGAGATAACGGTAACCGACGAGCGCGCCCTTGACGGCATCGCCGAAATGGTTCGGGCCGGTGCGCTTCCAGACGAACTCCTTTGCGGCATCGGGAAGATACTCGTCGCCCTCGTCACCTTTCTGGATCAATTGCTCGTGGCAGAGTTCCTTGGTCAATTCGTCATTGATGGAGAGATTCTCAGGCACCCAGAGCGGCGGGGCGTTGGGCGGATCGACATCCTTCTCGCTACGATGTTGCACCCAGCCCTGAATGCGCTCGGTGTAGAGTTCGTGTTTCGCGTCGCGATCCACGAAGACGGTGATGCCGAACCAATCGGGGAACATCGGAATGCGATTGAAACTGATGGAGCGAATCGCCAGATCCGCGCTGAGGCCGGCGGTGGGCCACAGTCGGCGACTGGAGGAATAGCAGACGTTGTGGACTTCGCGCTTGCGATATTTGGCGTCCACGTAGCCGAGGGTGATCTTGTAACTCTTGCCGTCCTCGCCGCACTGGTAGCGTTTATCGGCGATGATCTTGCGGAGCATGCTGGGATGGGTTTCCGTGCCCCAATCGACGACCCACGCCTCACCATCGCGGGCAAAGGCCACGACGACCCATTTGACGTAGGTGAGTCCGACGTCGGCGCCGAGGATGAGGATATAGGGCTTTTTCGGAAAGTGGCCGCGTTGATACGGGGCCTTGAGCTTCATGACATCATCCGCCGTGGTCTTGGTGGCGCGCAGTTCCCACGGGAGGCCGTCGTGATGGTTCCAAATGCCCTGCATGGCGACTGGGTTGCCCTTGGCCTTGATGATCTTGAGAGCGATGCGGCCCCAACTGGTCTCGGCGTGGTAGCCGTAGTAATCGGAAATCTGAAAGCTGATGTGGCCGGGCGTGGAATTAAAATTGGTGCGACGCCAGCGACGGCGGGCGCGGTCATTGAACCAGCGCTTGTTGTCCTCGGTGATCTTGTGCGCGGGATTATGGATGCACTGGAAATAGGTCTCGGACAGGACGCGCTTCTTGTCCCAGTTGCCGGAGTAATCTTTGCAATGCTCGAAGCGAAGTTGAGGCCGGAGTAACTGCTGAAAACCGGAGAGAACGCCACCATTCCCGGCAGTGCAATCCGGACAGGGAATTTCGTAGACATGACAGGAACCGTCCGCGTGCTCAGCGTGGATGGGACCGCCAGAGAGTTTGGGCTTCGAGAGCAAGGCGAGGAGCGGCCGCGCGGCGGACTTGAGACGCGAGCGCAGGTTGTCGACGCTGGAACCGGAGCCAGGGGTTTTGCCGTGTTCCTCGAGTTCATCGCCAATGCCCGTTTCGGCCATCTTGTTGGCGAAGGCAGCGGCGCTGTAGCTGCCGAAGAAATAGACCAGCATGCGTTCCAGCTTGAGGAGGAACTTGCCGGCGTCTTCGTCGCGATCAGTGAAGATGCGTTCGCCGAGTTGGCGAAGCGTAGGTTGCAAGCGGATCTCATTGATGTTGCCGGCCTCCACGCGGCTATCGATGGAGAAAATGACGTTGTGCGGATCGTTCTTCGCGATCCACCTAACCCCATTGAGCGCGCCTTCGGTGTAACCGGCCACGCTGCTTTTCATCACCGTGGTCTGATGGACTTCCTCAGCGGTCACCCCTTCGCCGGGGCCATCGACCAGGACTACAGCACCATCGGGGAGCGTCTTTTCGTAGGCGGTTCGCGTGCGAAAGAGGTCCTGAAATTCATAGGTCCACGGGAACTCGTCGATATCGTAATAGCCGGGCTTCGTGGTGATCCGGCGATTGAGGAACACCCATTTCTTGGCCCACAAGGGAACGGGGGTTTCGTCCCGCGGCTGGAAGGCGCGCTTGAACAACGCGGGCAAGACGAACCATTGCCATGCGTCGGAGGTCGTCATGCGGCGGCCTTGACGGGGACAGCGGCTGGCGACTGGAGACTTTCCACGTTGAGAAAGATGGCGGTCTCACTCTCGCGGACGCGGAGAGCCGCGGCGCGCAGGTGCGGCTTGAGCAACTGCACGATGCGACGCACTCGGCGATTGGCTGATTTCTCCAACTCGGAAACTAGCTTGTCCGGCATGGTGTCGCGCATGATGCGCAGCACTTCCACAATTTGGGCGAGTTCGGCCAGGACAGGAGCGCGGTCGATCAGTTCGCCCGCGGACTTGCGCGCCTCGCGATCTTCCTTTTCGAGCTGGCGCAAAAGGTTCGCGGCCTCTTTCCATTTCGGGAGCCAGGTATTGGCCGCACCGAGGTCGCCTTTGGAATAAGCCTCCTCGACTTGTTGACCGCTGGCCTCCTCGATCTTGCGCGCACGGCGCACGGCCTGTCCCTCGCCGATCACGAGATCATCGAAGTGAATGGCGGTCATGCGCCTTTCTTCCACGACAGGCGGTGCGCCGACTGCCGACGGCGCTTCCTGTGGCTTCGCTGGAATCGACGGCGCTACGGATTCGTAGTTGAGGAGCACGGGCGGGACAGGCTCCTTGGGATAGGCTCGGCGGAACCACGCGGCCATGCTACCTGGGTCATCGAGCGGCGGCAGATCTGGCGGCTTGCTATTGCGGCCACAGGAGACCCACCGCTTGACGGTGCGACCGTCCTTCGAGTTTTGATAGTTCGGCGCGCCGTTGGAGCCGGTGGCGTAATCGACGTAGGTGCACTTGTAGTAATTGCGCAGCTTGGCCGGGAGCGGGGCGTTGGGATCAAGGGAGAAGCCGTGGGCCGGCCCCGTGTTGCCGGAGTTTCCAATCATATCGGCGATTTCCACTTTCTCCTCAGCGGAAAGACGCCGACTCCCGCTCGCCCAAATCCGCAAGAGATTGTGGCGGCGCGCCTGTTTGAGCAGTTCGCTTTGATCGGGAGTCGGCGTCGGTTCACTCATTCAAGCTGCATTTCCGTCTGGCGGTCGAAGCGGATGGCCCGGGCTTCGGTCTCGTAAGCGGCCTCGTTGTCGACCGGGATGCAGAGGAGGTGGTGACTTTCGGGTAGTGGGCTACTTTGAGTTTTCATGACCTAACGGACTCCGCCGCCGCGATGATAAATTCCGCCGCGAGTTCTGGCACAATCGCATTGCCGTAGCCCCGCAAAAGTCCCACTCGATGGGGAACCCCATGAGCCAGCGGGAATGTCCGGGCCTCAATGCGCCTCTGCTTTCCGCCTTTGCAATGCGCAATGTCGAAATCACTCCAGCCACGTCGGCTGACAGAGCCCCTCCCGATTGATTCGGGCCACCGTTGCTCCCGTCCGTTGCGCGCGGAGTGCTCCACCCAACTAGCGCCACCATTTGGCTGAGTGGAATCCCGGTATCGGTTGGCCTCGGCGGCTTGTCTCCCCGGCTGTGGTCCTGCGCTGTCGGCGTCGGCCACCCAGTAAAGCCGTTGCCGCGGGTGCGGCGCCCCGACGCCCGCAGCGCACAAATCCGCCGCCCCGAAGGCATATCCCAGTGTTTCCAAGTCGTCTTGTATTCCATCGAGCCAAACACGGCCAAGCGGACTCGCAACTTGCTCTCCAAAGACGACTGAAGGGGCGCGCTGCGCGATGAGGCGACGGAATTGCGGCCACAGGTGGCGCGGATCGTTCTCGGCAAGTCCAATCCCCCGTTGGCTGAACGGCTGACATGGGCAACTCCCTGTCCAAACGGGGGCGTCATCTGGCCATCCTGCGAGGCGCAAGGCAAGCGACCATCCTCCGATGCCTGCGAAGAAGTGACATTGGGTATATTTTTCGAGTTCATGATATTCAATTTCCGAGATGCTTCGTTCGTCCACTTCGCCATTCGCGACGTGCCCGGCAGCGATCAATCCGCGCAACCATTCCGCTGTATCGGGGTCGTTTTCGTTGTAAAAAACCGTGCTCATTTTCAAAGTAGCCCACTACCGACTTTCGTTCAGCCTGGCGACGATGGGGTATTGCGGCGATGGCGCTAGCTCGGCGAGAATTTTCGCGACGGCTTCGGGACCGTAACCGGCGGTCAACGCGTAACCGGCGGAGGAAAGCCGGGAGAGGATGGGCTTGAGCAAATCGGCATCGGTTCGGGAGAGCTCCGGGAGGCGATTGTGGGCAAGGAGATCGGCGAGTTCTTCCTCTTCGCTCGCGTAGTTCTGGAACTCGACGGGAACCAAATCGACGCCGACCTTCCGGGCAGCGAGCAATCCGCCGTGGCCGGCGACCAGGAAGCCACTGAGATTGGAAACTGTGAACGCCTCGCGCCAACCGCGCGCCTTGATCGCGGCCGCGTAGAGTGTGATCTGACTTTCCGGGTGGACGTTGGGATTGTTGGGCCGCGGCTTTAGATCGTGGATCGAGACCAGGCGGTGATACGCGCAGTGGACCGGGATTCCTGAGGCAAGGGGCGGCGAAGTGGGCTCCATGCCCGTTCTGAAGTGTCAAAGGGACATCAGAAAATCGCAAGGGTCGTGTGCGAAAGGGGTAAGCGACGTAAAAACTGTTGGGAGGGTCATGGGGTGGAAGAGATTCCTTAGGGGGAGGGGCATACAGGGCCGTTTGGTGACACCGCTGCCACCAACAGTGACACCAGACCCGTCAACCTTAACCCGCCATACCTGAAAGCCTTAACAACACTGTGACGCTTCTACTTCCCTTCCCAAGACTTCACTACACAACAATCAAATAGACAGCAGCACTGCGCTACCGCGAACTGGAAAACATAAAGCCTCGGCGTCACACTCGAAGCAAGCCACTCTGCCAATGG